TGTACTTAAGCTCCCATGATGATCTATATATCACTTCTTGCAAATCTGCTACATATTTTGCTTTATTATGTACCTTATAACGGCCAATTGATTTCTTATAATTCATAGTAGTTGTATAAATATAGTGTGTCACTAGTATTTATAACGGAGAATAAGATGCCAACGATTACAGAATTTTCAGCAAATATGTCAAGAGGATTTGCAAGGCCAAATCTATTTAGAGTATCTATCAATAAAGTTTCTCCAAGTTCGCAAGGTAAATATCAAATGAGTTGTTTTCAAGCACAGATACCTGGCCACAATATTGCAACAACAGACAAAGACATTGGTTTTCGTTCCATAGCATACCAAAAAATATTCTCTGATGTTATTCTTGGATTCTATGTTGATAGTGATATGTCACAATTAAAATTTTGGCAAGAATGGATAGATACAATAGTAGATAAAGAAACGAATCATCATATGTATTATAAAGACTATATTGGTCGAGTTACAATAACACAAGAAAATCGTGCTGGAGATGATGTCGCAACATGGACACTACATGACGCATATCCAAAACAAGTAGATCCTATACAGTTAGACTATGGAACTAATGATGCTGTTATGACTTGTAATGCAACAATAACATATCGTCACTTTACTGTTGATTGGCTTACAGTTGCTGATGTTAATGAAAGAAAAGAAGTATTATATGCCGAGAATGTCAAAACAGACTTAAACAAAATAAGTCCAATGCTTGAAATTAATCGAGATGGATGGAAATTTGGAAGAAAACAAATTTCAATGATAGATTTTATGGCGGGACACGGAAACTGGGATACATACAGTAGAGCAGATCAAATATCAGCACTAAAGGCTGCAGGATTCAATCCTGGCCATGGAGATTCAAATAGTGGTGGTGCCTTACATATGGTCACAGCCTCTGAATAATATTAACATCATTTTATATAGGAGTGAAATGAAATGGGATTACCAACAATTGCAGTACCAGAATATACATTAACTATACCATCAACAAAAAAAGAAGTTAAGTACAGACCATTCTTGGTTAAAGAAGAAAAAATACTTCTCTTAGCTATGGAGTCTGAAAAAACAGAAGAAATTATAAATGCAACCAAGACAATAATTGAAAACTGTGTCTATGGTGATATTAATGTTGAAGAAATGCCAACATTTGATATTGAATATATCTTTCTCCAATTACGAGCAAAAGCAAAAGGAGAAGTTCTTGATTTAAAATACAAATGTCCAAAATGTGAATTAGAGATTCCAATAGCTATCAACATTGATGATATTACAGTACAACGAAACAAAGAACATACTAAAGATATAAAACTAACTGAAGAATTGAGTGTAATGATGAAATATCCAAACCTATCATTACAAACAAAAATAGCACAAACAACAGGTGATAAATCAGAAATAGAAGGACTGTTTGAAACCATGATAGCCTGTATTGATTATATTTATGATAAAGAAACTACATATCCATCTAAAGACCATACAGAAAAAGAAATGGTAGATTTTCTGGAATCATTAACAGATACCCAATTTCAAAAAATGTCAAAATTCTTTGAAACATCACCAGCTCTTAAACATAATGTAGAATTACACTGTAAAAATAAAGTCAAGGGCAAAGGCAAAGAGAAAAAAGAATGTGGTTATAAAGAAAAAATAACATTGGAGGGACTCAACTCTTTTTTCGCATAGCCCTTTGTCATGAATCGTTAGCGAATATGATAACAGCAAACTTTAACATGATGCAACATCATAACTACTCGTTAACTGAATTAGACAATATGATTCCATGGGAAAGGGAGATTTACACTAATCTACTTATTAAACACATAGCAGAAGAAAATGAAAGAATACAACGAGAACAAAACAAGAGGGGTTAAATAAAATGGCAGAAATGACAACAACTAAAGGATCACCAAGTATATTTAAAGGTATGCAGGCTGTCGTAGCTCCTTTAGCTGAATCTCTCAAAGTTATTCAACACAATACTGCAGGTCTATCAGTCGAAAAACAAGTTGAATCTGATCGAGCTGAAAAACAAGCTGTAAAAATTGAGAAAAAACAAAATAATATACTTAGTGGTATGTGGGAATCTATGAAAAAACAAGCCAAAGAAAATTGGTTTGTACAAAATTGGAAAAAGATTTTAGCTACTTTAGTCGTTCTTTTTGCTCCTCTTGAATGGCTAAAAAAAATATGGGGATGGATGCAACAAATATGGGACTTTATAGCAGGAAAAAAAGCAACTCAAGAAGATGTAGATAAAGCAAAAAAATTAGTAGAGAATGCAGAACAAAAATGGTATGAAACTGATGAAATGTTTCAAAAACGAGTCGATGGATTGAAAAATAATGTTAAAACAATGGAAGATGCATTAGCAAATGGTGGTGAACGTGTTGGTGGACTATTTGGAAAAGGTGGTCCTCTGGATGGTTTTGAAATACATACTATAGCTGCTGTTGCTGCTTTAGCACTTTTTGGACCTGCCATGCTGACAGGAATTGCTGGAATGGTTACTGCTTTTGGAATTGCAAAAATGTTTTTTTCAAAAAAACCACCGATCCCAATCCCTCCAAAAATACCAAAAACAGCAGTAACAGACCCAACAAAAGCACATAAACAAGCTTTAAAAGAAAATGCAAAACGAAGCAAAGCAGCAGCAAAAGCAACAGTAGCACCAAAAGCAGTAGCACCAAAAGCAATAGTACAAACAAAACCAACAGTAGGACCAAAAATATCACCGGGTGGAAGTTTTCTTGGTTCGACATCAAAAGCTAAAACTCCATCAGCTATTAAATATGAATCTTCTATGAGTCCTCGTGGACAAGCAAATGTAAAACCAAGACCAACACCAACACCAACGATAGCACCAAAGGCAGCAGGTAAAATAGGTGCCAAAGCATTAGGAAAAAGTTTTCTGAAAAAAATTCCTGGTTTAGGTTTACTTTTTGGTTTAGGATTTGGTGCTCAACGAGCATTGTCTGGTGATTGGACAGGTGCTGGAATGGAAGTGGCATCTGGTGCCATGTCAATTGTTCCTGGTATTGGAACAGCTGGTTCGATCGGAATGGATGCTACTCTTATGGCAAGAGATATGGGAGCATTTGAGGGTGATAAACATAAAGCAGTTAAAATAAATAATGCAAAGATGGATAAAGTATCATGGAATAAACTTGGTGGCAGAGATACAGTTGAAGGAATAATTCTTAGCACATGGAATCAAGCAGGTGTTTCTGCAGCTCCAACATTTACTAGTGGATTTAGAAGTAAAGATCATGAAGCATCTCTAAAGAATCCTAGATCACAACATATTCAAAAAACAGCATTTGATTTACGTTCTAAAGATTTAGGTAGTAAAGCACCAGGAATATTTACAAGTTTAATGGATGCATTTTCATCCTTAGGTCTTACAGGTCAACACGAAACAGGAAATGTTAATGAACAAAATAGAACTGGTGAACATTTCCACTTTCAACTAGCTGCAAAAGGATTTGAAGGAATCGTTGGTAAAGATGGCCCGAGAGGATTTATTGCCGGAGAAGCCGGAGAAGAATTAGTTAGAATACAACCATTAGTATCACCAGATGATAAAATGAATGCGATGAATACTCTAAATACAAAAAACCAGACTCTCCAACAAGGACAGTCTGGTTCTTCTACAACCATACAGAGCATTAACAAAGGTGGTGACGTTACCCAAAAAGGTGGTGATGTACTTACCTCAATACCAAAACCAGTTCATGCTCCGAAACTTACATCATCTTTAAATGTTTAATCATTCTTGTTCTGCTAACTTCTTGAAGTAATCCAAAGTATCATCTGTTTTTTCATTAGATCCTTCTTCAGCACTTTCTTCAATTGTACTAGCCAACTCTTTACCCTCATGAGCAATTACTGTATTGAAACGAGCTTCAAGTTCTGCATAGTTCTTGAAGTTTTTCTCATCAGTAACATCAGTTAAAGAATACTGTTGCTTCCAAACTTCTTCCAACTTCTTCTCATCACCATCCAAGGGACACTTATCAGTAAACTCAGACTTGTCATAGTTTGGAAAACCATCTATTTGACGCATCTTCATTTTAAAGTTTGCACCTTCCCATAGATCAAATGGATTAAGTGGAGTCTCATCTGCAAACTCTGGATTCATTACACCAGTAATCTTCTCAAAGATTTTCTTTCCGTAACGAAACAGAAATACCTTTCCAACATTGTCTGGATTAGCTGCATCTTCCACAATGTAAATATTGGAATAGTAGTTGAGTTTACGTCTGCGTT